CTGTAACAACCAAGGCTTGATTTGATGTGGGAGCTTGAGTTATAACGGCAGCCTTTGAACTTGGTGTGCCAGTCCATTGATATACCTTACCATCTCTATTAGAGCAACCAACAAGATATTCACCCCAATTATCTAATGACCAAGTTGTAGCTGGAATCAAAGTTCCACCATCTGGTCTTTGAGTTCCATAATTAACTGTTCCATAAGTAAAATTGCCAAATCCAGTACCAACTGTTGCGTCATCAAAACCTGTTGTAAAATTAACAGGCGTAATGTCGTGTTGAGTTCCATTCTCTGTATAAATATACAATCTTGAAGATGTTCCAATAGCGGTGCGTCTATTATTTGAGTTGTCAGTCCAAGTTCTCATTCTTCTTGCTTTGCCTATTGTAGTTGCAGAACCTCTCTGTGACCATCCTCTAATGGGTTGCATAGCCCCTTCATTCCAACGAACTAAATTACAGTCATGCCACCGCCCTTTAGCTTGCATTTCTGTTCCGTTTTTATAAACACCACTTGGTAAATTTATAGGTACATAAGGCATTATTTTTTAACTCCAGTTTTAAGCTCATAAGTCCTAAGTGTTCCTAATCCTAAAACTCCGAATAATACAGGCATCATAACAGACATATCAGCTTGTGGTATATCAATATCAAATATAGCAAGAATCGGTGAGAAAAAATACTGTAAACTAAAAGATAATACTAATACCCAGCAAAGAGTTGGTCTCCACATGGATTGAAATAAATTTGAACTCTTTGCATCTTGTAGGTTAATTTGCGCTTGAGCTTTATCTATTTCAGTAATAGAAGATATTAAATCAGACTCAAGTTTTGACTTTAAATCTTTATCTGAAACAAACTTGTCTAATATTTTAGACACATTTCCTATAAGAGATGTTGCTAACAAACTCATAATCTACCTTCCTTGATTGGTGGTGTTATATATCCTAAACACCTTTCAAAAGATTCCTTGGTCGTATTTTTATTTTCAAAATTAGCTTCTGATATTTTTGTAGTACATCCTCTAATTTCTTCAACTGGTTTAAATATAATTACATTTTCTTTAATTGCTGCTAACGCTACAAAATCTGTATCTTCTTTTGTTAATTTTCTTTTAATTCTTCCTACAGAAGTTGAAAAATTATAACGAGGTCTACCACCTTTGACAGAAAATTTATCAGTAGTTCCAGAGCATTTAACTTGGAGTCTTATAGGTTTATTCAATACATTTACTATTATATCATATCCGCCAGCATCCACTAAAGAAGTGTGATAACCTAACTTTTCTAACTCTAAACAAACCATTAATTCACCAACCCTACCTAACTGCTTATTATTGTTACCCAAACCATCTTCCAAGGCTAGTAGCAACAGCAGCGGAGATTCCAGACGCAGTAAGGAAAACTCCTATTATTATTCCTCGACCAGACTTGAATTGTCCTTCAAGAGAGTCAATTCTTCCATTTAATCTATTAACTTGTTTTTCTAAGGACTCCACTACAACAATTAACTTTCCTTGTTCTAGCTCTGATAAACCAGCCATTAAAATTATACCTTTTTATGCTTACAGCTATAATGAACATTTTTAAAATTCAATGCACAATATTTAAGTGTCTTTCTATATTCTTCTGGAATATAGTGTAACGGCACAAAAGAGCAAGCTAGAGAAGATAAGGTAACAAAACTTGTTAAAATTGTTAGTAATATAATCATTTAAAGTCCCTCTGGAGTTTTTGGAAAAATAGTATCTATGTACCATTTTTCTTTTTTGGTTAAGTTAAGTAAAGATTCTTTGTAATCTAATATTTCTTTAGGAACAGAAACAGTGTTGCTGCTTATATAATCTTCTGAAATACCTATTTGTTTTTTGTTAGCAGTTAGTTTTGCTTTAAGATATTCAATATCCTGTTCTTCTTCTTGAATTTCTCCAATCTTATTTAATGTATAAATAAGCCCAATAGATTCAGAAGGTTTCAATTCTTTGATATAACCTTCTATTTCTAAATTTTCCTTTTCAAGAATATCAATGTAGATAGATTGATTTTTATTTTGGTCATGCTCATCACATCTTTCAATTAAACGATTTAATTTACTTTGTTTATTTCTTTCAAGGGCATCTAAATCATCTTTTAAAAAATCTTTTGATTCCCAAAATAAAGACCATTTCCCATCAAGTGATTTATGTTTAATAGAGTATACCTTGCTTTCTGTATATTTTTCAATTTTTGGTAGCGGAATATAAACAACATTTATACCTAACATATCATTTGTAGTATTTAAAGGAATAGAGATATTAGGAAAATCTTTTGATAAAGATTGGGTTGTATCATAAAATTTTTCTGTTTTTGTATTTATATATGGCATATTTTTTCCTATATACTTTCTTTTTTAATAAGATGTCCAGTAGGTACTGTGAACTCTTGAGCGGTATTGGTATAAATGGTACTGTCCATTCCAGTTACAACACCATAGGTATAATTAACGATTTCAGAAGTTGTTATGTTTCCAGTAAATACAGAAGTTATTTCAGAAGAAACACCGTAAAAGAAATCTTTATTAGTTCCAGTTATAGAAACTGATGATGATGAAGTTCCGCTACCATCTAAAGGAACTCTAACAGCAAAAAACCCATAATTAGTAGCACCATTTACTGTTGCTGTGCTTGCCTTTGTCATTATATTAAGACCTTCCTTTCCATCTACAATTATTCTATTACCCTTACCTTCATCCCAAGTATCACATTGACCAGCATCACCACCTAAAACATTACACCATCTGAAACTACCACTAGAAGTAAGACTTATAACACCACTTTTAATGTCTGAGTTACTAGAGGATGGGTCTGTTTGATTAAAATATTTAGTACCGCCATTTGATTCAAAGTAAGCATAAATATTCTCATCATCATCTACACATATTCCTAATCCTAATAGTGAACTTGAAAAGTCAACGTCATATCCAGACCCTGATTTTCCTCCACCTATACAGCGACTCCATACCTCATTCCCAGCAGTAAATTTACTAATCATAAGTTGAGTATAGGCATTTCCACTTCCAGTATAAGTATTTCCTTTGGCAGCATAAAGAGCATATACATTACTTCCAGTTCCAGTTGTAAGACAGTAAACACCTTGGTTATCAGTTAATCCAGTTTCCCACGCTTTAAGGTAATTACCATTCATGCCATTAACATCAATCTGTGCATACCAAGGATATTTATTGGAATTTGCAGCAAAGGGCGTATTAAATTGACCACCTACATAAGCATTTCCACTAGAGTCACTAGCTATTGAGTAACCCCTACAAGTTTTACCACCGCCACTACCATTGTGTCCAAACTCTCTACATTCAGAAGTTCCTGTTTGCCATTGAGCAGTCGGTGAAGATTGTGACCAACGACCAATCTGGGTATTGTAAGCAGCTGGAGCTGGTGAGGCATATTGGTCGCCTAACCACCATAGTTTTTTGTTATCATTTTTTTGAACACAAGAATCTTTTAAGCGATTTGGTCTTACTGCAGAACGAAATGTTGACATTCTTTGAGCAGACGCATTACCCCATTGTGTTTCTGGTTTTCCAGTTTGATAACCCCTACAAGAATAACTAGCTCCAGCTATTGCTGTAACAAAACGACCACCGCTATCTGCTTCACCAGCTCCAGTAGTAATACTTCCACCCATCCCATAAGTGCTATTTTTTTGACCAGCAGCATTATTGTCCCAATTTGCCCCAAAAACAGATTCTATTGCTGAATAGTCATCTTTTTTAACATAGTACATTAACGCAGAATAATATCCGTTAAGAGCGTCGCCTCTCATTGAATAAACTAAGTTTCCATCAGCATCTGCACCAATGCCAGAACCTATTTGGAAGCCATGATTAGCATAAGGTTTATTAACCCCACCTATATAAGATACCCAAAAACCAGAATCACCACCAGCAGCTCCTGCTGATGCAAGTAAAGTGTAAGCAAAAGTAGTCATATTTTTCTCCTTAACTTAAATTTTGACCAGCAGTAAAGCCATAAAAGGTTGTGCCACCATCAACTGTTAATAACACTATAACATCTACGCCAGCTGCACTTAATGTTGGTGCTGTTGCGGCAGCCCACTTTACAGAAGAACCCCATGCAATAGTATAAGCACTTCCTGTAATTTTTAAAACAGCAGCGTACGCTTGTCCAGAAGCTGGAATATTATTTATAGTAAGGGTTGTTATTGCTTGTGAAGGTGTAAACTCAAATACGTTTGCAGCAGAAAAATCAAGAGTTAAAGTTCCTCCAGATTGATTTACAGCTACTTTAGTTTCTCTTAATGATGTTGACTTTATCGTTGTTCCGATTATTGTTGAAGGAACAGAAGCACCTATAGTTGTGCCATCAATAGTTCCACCATTTATATCAGCAGTAGAAACTGAACCAGTATTTGTTATTGTTGCTCCAGTAAAATTAACTGTTCCAGTAGCAGTTAAATTTGTGGCTGTTATTACTCCTGCTGCTGATGCTCCAATAGTAACTCCATCAATAGTTCCACCATTCAAATCAACTGTTGTTACAGTTCCTAAATTTGAAATAGTTGCTCCTGTAGCAGACACTGATGCACCATTTAGTGTTACAGTTCCAGAAGCTACTAATGTTCCTGTTACTTTAAGTGTCTTTCCAGACCCTACTTGAATACCTACAGAAGTTCCTGAACCAGCTGCTGTAAAAAGAGCATCTATAGTATCAAGTCCTGTGTTTAACTTAGTTCCCCAAGTATCAGTAGAAGCACCGACCTCTGGTTTTACTAAACCTAAGTTTGTTGTTGTTGTATCTGCCATTCTATAATCTCCTTTAAATTAAGCTGCTACTCTGTAAACAGTTGTCCAGTTTGTTGATGCGATAGGCTCGTCAACCCATTTGAGTCTAGCACTAAAGTTTGTTGTTGATTTTCCTATTATTGGGTCAACTGTAATAAATAATATTCTATTAGGTTTTACTGTTATTGTCGAAACACTACCGATAGGAAAAGGGTTGCCAGAAAAAGTTACGTTACCTAGAGCTGTTAATGATGAAGCTCCTACTATTGGTATAATGTTTCCAGTAACTACTTGACCTAATAGGCTCGCACTAGAAACAGCAGAAATAATAGAACTTCCGTTTGCAGTGTAAGAAGCAACTGCACTAACGGTTGAGGCACTTGTTATTGTTACACTTGCATCTCTATAAGTCCCAGCAGAGTAGTTTCCAAAACCATATTCACCAGAGGAATAAGTGTCTACAGGAACTCTATTAACAATGGTAAAACCAGATGAAGCTGTGATGGTGACGCTTACGTCAGAGTAATCCCATTCACCAAAAACATTAGTTCCAAAATTCCATTGACTATAGTTGCGAGAACTCATTGATTATCCTATGTTAAATCAATGTCTAAATCACCAACTGGTATTCTAAAAACATCACCAGTTGAAATAGCTTTAGAAACAGAAAGTGTTCCTACTGCATATAAGTTGCCATTAACAACAGCATCCAACACACCTACAGCAACAACAGTTCCGTAACTAGCTGTCGCTGTTGGAAATTCAACCGCTCCTGAGTTAGATGACTGAGAAGCTGTAGTAGAAAATGCTACTGTCTGTCTAACATAACCAGTTCCAGAAGTTGAAACTTCCGTTCCGCCACTGCCGTTATCATTTGGTGCTACTGTGTATAAGGCTAGTTTTTTTGTAGTAGCTGGCGTAAAGGCTGTGCCACTAAAAGTATACGCTAGTATCTTGTTTTCTAAATAATCCGAAAAGCTCATAATTATCTCCTATTGTAATGCTGTTGCTCTTATTCGTAAAGTTGAATCACCAATTCTAGCGTTAGAATCGGCAATATTAAGGTCATTGATTAATTTACTGTAAATACCACCCCAAAGATTTACCCTAGCATCCTCTACTAAATAAGGTGCGGATTGTAATAAAGTTCCATAAAGGTAAATATCGGGAGATGAATTAAGCAACCAATTAGTTGCAACTGTATCTGACAAGGTATCTATTTTGCCATAATAAGTTAATTCACCAGTTAGTGTGGAGTTAGACGCTGGTACAGGTAAAACCTCTAATTCTTGTCCTACAACTGTATAAACTGCTGGATTTCCAACGGTAGAGTTTGACCCCCTCAATCTATCTAGTTGTTCGCTAGTAACAAACTGTAGTGTTGTAACCGAAGGTGTTTCTATAACAAGGTCAACATTCTGTAGCCAATCAGAGGGTACAGCACTATATTGAGAATCAATAGTAGCTGTTGCTCTTTTAATCATTTTTCTGTTGCGTATCTCTCTATTAAATTGAGCTTCGGCTAATGTTATAAAGTCAGGTATAACAGCAGTTAAATCTGAACGTAAAAGCCAACTAGCTATAGAGGATTGAAGTTGTGTATAATTTGTAATCGCCATTAAACAGTTCCTTCTCTAGTTCTAAAATATTTATTCTCAGGGTCATTAAGCCATTTTTTAATAGCCTTTGGGTCATCTAATATACCCTTATTTTTTAAGTCATAATAAACCACCATAGGGATAGAAGCGACTTTATTCCAATTATCGTTCCATTTTGTATGTTTATCTGTTTCTTTAAGTTGTTGTTTATTGTCATTTATAATTGATGTTACGTCTTGTTCTCTTGATATAACGAAATGATGGTCATTGTTACCAGTTGTATCTTCTTCAAAAGTAAAATTGTTTGAAATTTTAGTTGTATGGTCAAAACTTATAAGTCTTTTATCTTTCATATTCAGTTCCTATGAGGAAGGTTTTTACACCTTCCCCATACCTATTCTGATTTAAGCGTTTGTTAAGTCCGCAATAACTCCAAGAGCTGCTTCGTTCTTAACTTTTAGACCATACTCAACAAGTAACATTCTTTTCTCTGCATCACCTGTTTTAGCAAGTTCAATACTTTCGATAGGTCGAAGTATGCAAGTTGCATAAAATTCAGGGTCAAGCACAAATGCATCTCTGTCTCTTTGAAATCTATTAGGCACGATATTTACTGTACCAAAATCTGATACATAAATGTCAGCTGCTCCAATAATAACTCCAGCTTCTGGTTTAGTGATTTGATAACGATTAGCAGCAATACCTGTAAAAGTAGAAACTACTGTTTTATTATGACCGCCTACCATAAGCATTGATGGAGTTCCACCTTGATTCCAGACTTTTTCAATTACATCATTTAAAAGAGTAATTGTGAAAGCCCTTCTGTTGGCTGTAGACGCATCACCAGCTGCTCCATTAACAACAC